TCTCAGCGAACCAACCATTCCTCAACAGAATCACTGACATCGCGCATCTTGATCCAGCGGCTGCCGGTTGGCTGACCCTTGCGAATGCGAAGTTTGCCCATCAGGCCAACGCAGTCCCACTCAGGGCGCTGCTCACGGGAAACATATTCCTGATCGGGGTCGTAGTCAGGGTTGAGTTTGCGGCGTTGTTGAACAACGGTGTTGCCGTCTTCATCCTCGACTTCGTAGTCCTCTTGGATGTATGTGCCGAAGTCGTCGCGCAGGTACTTGCCGTTCCACTTGTTCCAGGCAGCGTCACCGACCACACTGGGGTTGCCAGAGATCACGCCGATGGGGTCTTCACCGTCCACAGCGGGGCGAATCTTTTCTCCGTCTAGTACGACGCTTACGCCACGGCGGTCGTCTTCGTCAGGGTTTCCGTCGCTCCACTCGAAGTATTCGGCGTAGTCAGCGCCGCCGCCTGTCCACGAGCCGTCGCAAAGACCGTTGCCGTCACCTCGCAAATCAAACTCATTGTCAGCAAAAGAAGTAGATCCGTTTCCCGAAACCCCCTTTAAGAAACTGTAGGCACTATTGGCAGCACGAAGGCAACTGAGGCTGGTTACAATGTTTGCGTAGCTATTATTCCAGGCAATTAATGTATCCTTTGTTGTCCAGCCTGAATCGTTCCGTCGGGCTGCTCGCTCCGTCGGCGGTAGTGGAGAACACTAAACGGCCCGGCATGTCGTTAGTGCCGGGGGTGCCGTCTACTTCGGCCTTGATTGAGGCTCCTTGCACAAATGTGCTTCCATCTGCTCCCTGAAAAGAGATTTGACCGAGCTGGTTGTTGTTTGCGACAAGTGTATTACTGCCAAGACTAGATGCACCTGATCGGCCTAAAACAATAAAGCCTGATGTCTCATTAGTTGCCGTTGAGAAGTTTCCAATAACTGAAAGCCTAGACGGATCAGAGCCAATACCTTCAACTTGAAACTGAGATGTTCCTGTACTGCCAAATAGATTTGCACGCGCATTAGACGTGCCAACTAACAGGCGGCCGGAGCCATCCAACCGCATCCGTTCAGTGCCTTTGAACCAGGCAAGCGCATCACTTCCAGAGGGAATGTATTGATACCAATCGGCAGTTGTTCCTCCTGTTCTTAGGATGTTCAACCCTACATTTCCGCTGCCTGCCTGACTGATTCGAATGTCACCTCCTGCCACTTCAAGAGGAGTACCAGGCGCAGTAGTGCCAATCCCTACTGACCCTCCCAGGGGATTAAGCAGGATGTTTCGCGCTGTGTTGTTTGTTGCGTTAACGCCTTGAAGAACAGGATTTGTTCCATCGTTGCCGATGGCTAACAATGATGATGAACTGTATTGTTGCAGGATGCCGCAATTTGAATAAGAGTTTGTCAGCGTTGTAATTGCCGACCCACCTTTTGCCTCAAACAAGCAGTTAGGGCTACTAGTCCCCAGACCTAAAAGACCGGTGGAGGTGAGGCGCATGCGCTCAGATCCATTGGTGTAGGCAATCCAATTTCCAGCGCTACTGTTATAGTTAACCAGGTCATTATTGGAACCCCCGGTAAGACCACCTAGGCCGACGTAAGCTTTATTCGAACCAGCAATTCGAAAGTCAACAAACGCAGTATTAGAAGACCCGCCATCAATGCGTGCAACTGCATCTGCTGCAGATTGAGTAATGTGAAATACGGCTCCAGGTGCGGCGCCAATCCCAACACGACCACTGCTGTCAACAAACAGCCTGCCAGACCCATTAGTTGAGATGGCTACTTGGTCTGCACCAGGGCTGTAGATGCCGGTGTTAGTGTCGCCGGTGAAGGTGATCGTCGGGGCGCCAGCGGTGCCGAGCGGGAAGCTCGCGATGCTGTCGAACGTTGCGGTGCTGGTAACGTCCAGCGTGCCGGGGATGTCTACGTTGCTGGTCCATTCGACGCCAGTGCCGGCGGCGTCGGTCTGCAGCAGTTGCCGGGCGGTGCCATCGGCCAGCTTGCTTACGGCGATCTCAGCCGTTGCGCTGATGTTGCTGTCTGCAATATCGCTCGCTGCAACCGTGATGCTGCCGGTGCCATTGGTGACCGCGATGCCGGACCCTGCTGTCAGGGTTGCTTTGGTCAGGGTGTTGCCGGTCGTGTTGCCGATCAGCAGCTGCCCGTTGGTGTAGGTCGTCTGGCCCGTTCCAGGGGCAGCGTCGCCCATGCCTGGTAGGACAGGCTGGTCCATTCAGTGCTGCCATCCCCGATCTTGATCTTCCCTGTATCGGTCTCACGGCCCAGCTCATTGGCGAGCAGGGTTGGATTGACTGATGTCCAATTGGCTGCGGTATCACCGCGCAGCTGCAATCGAACCGATACGGTGGTAGGGGTGGTCACTGCAGAGCGCCTCGGCCTTGTAGGGTCAGTGTAGGAACGGCGCCGCCAGCGTTCAAGATGAACGGTGCATTGCCCGTGAATGCTGGTGACGTGAACGCCGCGACTGCAGGCTGTGCCGCCTCGTTGCCGTCCAAGATGTAGAGCAGACTCAGGCCGATCAGGACGATCAGGCTGATCGACATGTTGGTGTAGATGCCGAACTGCTCTTCAGTCGGCGGCCCTGCGTAACGGTAGATCGAGTCCTCCGTCGCGATTGTCGGGCTGCCCCAGATGCTGGTCGGCGCGGTGAAGCGCAGATGCGAGCCATAGGCGTTGTTGTAATGATCGCGCAAGGTGTTGACGTCGGTGCTGGTCAACGCCTCGTAATTCAGCGTGATCGTGTAACCGGTCGTGTCGGTTGAATGGCGAAAGCGGATCGGCCCGCTGATCGTCGGCTCTTCGCTGACGTTCATTATGCCGAAGTCGTAGCTGACGCTGCGGGGGATGATCGTGGGAAACGGATCGGCAGTCATGATCAGATCGTGTAATCAGGGATCAGTTCAAGCTCGACCCGCATGGTGGTAACGGGGCAGGTCTTGTCGATCTGCGGACTGCTGGCATAGATCCACTTGTGGCCAGCCGGGAAGGTCAAGCTGCTGGACCCTTGGATGGTGGAGCTGTCCAGCTCAAACGGCGTGAACCGACCATGCAGCAGGTAGTGGTTGTAGATCGCGGTTTGATTGGTGCTGCTGATCGCGCTGAACGTCATGCTCAGCCGATGGCCCACGCTTGAATTGTTGTGTTGAACGCTGGCCTCTTCACCCAGCAGGGTACGCAGCTGCGTGCTGGCGTATGTGCCTGGCGTGTAAGTGCGAACGCTTGGCGCGATGTCGGGGAAGTTTGCCATGGCTATTGAATTATTTCATCCTTGACGATTAGCGGAGGATAGCTCTGGCCATCTGGGACAAAATAGCCTAGCTGCGTCACGTCATCACCAATGACGCCAATCCCAGGTACGTTAGCGGTGAGAACCACTGCTGTAACAATTGTTGAGTGAATCAATGTCCAGCTGGAATCGGTGTTCGCATAAGTGCTCCCGCCCCATAAATCGTAAGTACTCGGAACGTTATTGTTATAAGTAAACAAAACCCCGTTACGGCTGCATAAAAACAACGACGTTCGGCCGCAGCCCATTGAATAGCTAATTGCCTGGGAATCGTAATCTCCTGTATTAAGATCTCTTGTGAAGATTTTTAAGTTATTGAAATTGCTTCTGCCTACGCTGCCCGTGCTAGTGTATAGATTGTCAGTTGTTGTCACGCCATCGCTGCAGCGAACTCGCTTGACATAATTTGAAAACTTATAGTAAATTGTTGCTGAAATGTTTGCCGTCCAGGCAAGATGCCTTGCACCAGTTAGCACAGGTGCTGGCGTAACTGTCGATCCATCGGGGCATGTAATCTGAACCGTGATATTGTCTCCAACGTCCAAGGGTTGTATTTCATAGGTTGATGCTGTAGCACCGCTGATGTTTGAGCCGTTTTTCTTCCATTGATATGTTGCTCCAGCGCACGCCGTTGGGGCTGTCAATGTTGTGCCTGCAATCGACCCGGCTGCCGACGTGCCAATGCCAGCAATGCTGAAAGGATCAATAGGATTGTCAATCGCCCCCTGCGGCTGCGCCTCGTCGATGGCGGTGATGTTGTACTCAAAGTTGCTGTTAGCCGGCAGCCCTGGGAGGTTGCCACCTGAATCGGTGATCGGCGTAGTGTTGCCTGCATTGACGCTGCAGGCCAGCGTGTAGGGGCCGGTTGTGTAGGAATAGCCCGGCGCTGTAGCCGAGTTGACCGCCACTGCAACGATGCTGCGGCCCTGCGAATCAACAGGCAGATGCACCAGGTCGAGGATCACTGAGCCATTAAACCGTCGATCGATCCGCTCAACCTCATAGAGGTAGTCATGCAGGCTGATCTGATCTTCGCTGGTCTCACGCTGCAGCCGCACCCGCACCACGTCGCCTTGCGTCAGGGTGCTGTTGTAGGACCCAGGCCGCACATGCAGCCGCAGGGTGTGAGTGATGTACTTGCGCCGTGCCGCGTGATAGACGCCCACCTTGACGGCGTGCGATTCATTGGTGCAGAAGTCGCTCAGGTCGTATTGCTCAAACGGCCCGGTTGACGCCTCGCCGGTGTACCGCACCTCAAGGGTGCGCATTAAGCCCGCGTAGTTCTGCGGCTGCTGCCGCCAAAGCACCTGCACACAGATCGATTGCCGATCAGTCAGCGGGATGTATTCAATCTCAAAGCCATCTGGCAGCACATCCTCTTCAGTGAATCCGTAGACCCAGGTGAGCGCGCTGGTGTTGATGCTGCCGTTGACATTGAACGGCAGCCGCGGGCGCAGGCCTTTCTTGCCGTTCTTGTCGGTGACGCGCAGCAAGAACGAAATGCTGATCTCTTCTAGCCAATCCTCAAGGTTGCTCGACTTGTGGTAGACGCCCTGGTAAAAGAAGCTGTTGTAATTGGTAAACGTTGCCGCCTGCGTCATGGCGGTGAGATCCAGCAGCGACTCTGTGTAACGGCTGCTTTCGCGGATCAGGTACAGCGCCAGATCGACGACGTTGCTGCTGGCGCCATTGGTGCCAACCAAGATGCGGGGCACTGAGATGCCCGAGTTGATGAAGCAATGGATCTGATTGCTCCATGTGTCATCGCCATCCAAGTAGGTGTTGGTGAAGCTGAGCGTGGTCAGATCTTCGTAGTTGCCGCTGGTGCCGCATTCAACCGGGCAGTTCCAATAAGTGGTCCCGCTGACGGCGGTGATCGCGTTCCCCGGTGTCCATGACCCGGCCCGGCGGTTGTAGCTGCGGAGCCAGGTTCCCTGGCGGCAGTTGCCTTGATACAACTGCGACGGCGTGAGCGAATCGACCAGGTTGCCCTCGGTCAGCACCAGCTCGAGGTTCATCGTCAGCGTGTTGGTAACCGCTGCATTTTCAAATCGTCCCTCACTGGCGCCGGGACTGACCAGCACTCCGCCATTGCTGCTGGCCCTGAGGCAGAAGATGATCGGCACCGGCTCACCGATCACGACAGTTTTCTGCCTGACCGCCAGATCAACCTGACCCTCGGCGGCTTGCTCCTGCAGCGGTGCCACGACCAGCCCGGCCTGATGCGGCAGCAGCGCTAACGGATCGCGGATCTCGATGCTCATAGCCGCAATGGTACGCCGACCAACTTATTGGTGAACTTCCGCGGCGGCACCTGCGCACCAACCGGAGCCAGCGCAGAGCCAAGGCCTGCCTCGATGCGAGTGAATGATCCACGCATGGAGATCACCTCACCCAGGTAGGACGTGATCAAAGATGGAACAGGATAAGCGGCTGTCGAATCAAGCTCGTAAATCTTGATCTCGCAAAGCTGCTTGTTCTTGAGCGCCGTCAGCAGCACGCTGGTTGCTGTGGCGGTGGCCGGCACTGAGATCGAGATACCGGAGTCCTTGCCGCTGGCACCTGACATCAGGCCGTTGACGATGAATGGGTAGTACTCCCAGCTGGCGGCATCCAAGGTGACGGTCGATCCCACGTAGTAGCCCTGCCATCTGGCATAGGTGCCAGAGCCGTCATAGATGCGCAGGTACTGCGCTTGTGACCTGCTGCTGCTTGTCATGCCAGGCCCACATACCGGCGGCCACCTGCAGAGCGCACGCTGCCCAGCAGCGTGTCAGCCATGGTCTGCAGCGCTTGCTCCATGTCGCTCATCGTGACGTATCGCGCGCCGTTCTGCTGCAACACAGGGCCGGTGGTGATGTTGATCTGTGCTGTGCCCCCGCCGGTGGTTGCCGGGATGGCTGCAGCGCCACGGCGGCCGGCCATCCAGTTGGCAGCAAATGCCCCTGCCTTGGACTGGGGCACGATGTACTCAGGCTCGCCGCCTTCACCAACCATGGCCAGCGTGGGGCGGCTAACAACGCCGCCATCTGCAAAGCGTGGCAGGGAGACGGTTGACACCTCTGGGATCTGCGGCAAACGAACAACCGACAGCGCGCGGTTGGCTTGTGAGATCAGGCGGTTGATGCCGCTGATGGCGCCATTGATCGCGGTTTGAATGCCGCCAATGATGCTGTTGACCACGCCTCGAATGGTCTCGGCAACCACCTTGAATGGCGCCGCTAGGGCCTCGGCAAGGCGGCCGAACATCTCTTTGATGTTGCGCCACATGCCATCGAGGAATCCGGTCACGGGATCGATGAATGCAATCTTGAATGCCTTGGTTGCCTCGGTCAGCGCGAATCCAATCGCACCGAACGCGTCTGCGATGTTGTCGCGGAACGCATAGATGGCTGCACCTGCAGCGATCGCCAGCGCCACCCAACCAACAGGTCCGCTGAACACGCCGGCGAGCACG